GCCTGCCAGCTCTGTCAGTGGCCCTATAAGTGCTTGTATCATTTCTTAGCCCCCATGCTAGAGAAACCAAAGTATGCTGCTGTAACCCCCGACACAGCCACCACATAGACCGCTGCAATGTCAGTCAGTAGTTCCGCAGCTTGGTTTAGTCCTAGATATGATGAAAGAACAATTAAGAACGGATAACCAAGCATTCCAGACAAAGCAAACCAAGTCATCTTCAATTGGGCATCGCGCTTATGGTCTTCATCTTCCATTTTGCGCCGACGATCTTCCAACATGATCTCACGCTCATCAGGATCAATCTTTCCGTTTTCGTTTAGATCGTAGTTTTCCTTGTTCATTGCAATACCTTTCGGCTATCCGCTTATGCGTGGTGATAATAACCACTTTATTATCATCCGTCAAAACAACCCACTGACCAAGTTTATTTTCCACTAACTTCAAGACAAACCACAGTCTGGCTGTTGTGAACGACCAAACCCTCTCTTGCCTTTCTGCGCTCCTGTTCGCATTCCTCATATGTCGCGTGTGTTGGGCCGATCTGATAATACTTTAACTCAGCAGATGGAATGTATTGTATGAAAACCAAAACGTAAATCATCACCAACGCCCTTGCGCAGCCCCGACTAAAAATATGATGCCGCCTAGAATTGCCGCGCCAACAATCGCTATGACGCTGCCGACAATCCAACTCATAATTGCATCTATTGCTTCTTGCTTGCGGTAAAGCTGTTCCTTGCGCTCCTTGCGTATCTGGCCCTCTAAACGCACCAATTCTTCCCAGTGCGATGGCCCCCAATAGGCTGAAATATACGATTTTAACTCAGAGCGTAAGTGATCTGCCTGCTTCTTTGCGGTAAAAGCTTCCAGAGCCTCAGCCTCTACAGACCCACGCATGGTCTGCCACAAAGATGGTTTTTCTTTTGCCTTGCTCTCTAAATAGGTGATGTCAGACATTGCAGAGGCCCACTTGGAAAGCTGCCCCGCACAGTCTTGTATCTCACGCCCAGTTGAGATCATTGATTTTAGCCCATTGAACGCCACATTCGCCGCTGATAGTGCCGCGCCTATGGTAATGGGATCAGGCATCTATTTGTTCTCTATATACTCACGGATATGCTTTAGGTTTTCGTCAATACGCCCAAGCATAACGGCGTGGTCATTTACGCGATCAGTAAGTTCTTTTACTTCAATATCGTGGCGCTCTATATCGCGCGCGTTGTTCTCAACCATGTTTACCACGCCTGCAATATACCAAACTAGCACTACAGTTTGCGCAGCTATACCCACCAAAAACGCAATAGGAATAGTCTTGGACAAATGCCAATTTTCGTTTGCCATGTGTTGACCCTCAATAACCATTTGCAATCAGCTTGCTAAATTCACCACTCATTAATTTCTTTTTAACATATTCTGAGAATTCTGGCGACCCAAGTTTTAAACCACTTTCTTTCATCCACATTTCAATAACAACAAAAGGTACTGAACCCGCCAACCGCATGTCAGATTTACGATTATGACCATCAATATTTCGCTCTTTATTAAACGTCAAAATATCTGAAATATCTTGTGATCGGCTTACAACCACTTTATTATCTTCTACGTTGTAAGTCGTGTTTAGCAGTGTGCTTTTCATTTTGGCGCTTTCCCACCTTGCCACGCTTCGTTTACGTCTGGGGTGCTTGGGTCATCTGCTTTTAATTGACCGTTAGCTTTACGTGCGCGTTTTGGTGCTGCTTTTTTCTTTGTTGGTTTTTTTGTTGCTTCTTCTACCGCAAATCCATTAGCTATTAAAACTTTAGCATCTGTTGCTGATACTTCTACAACATCACCTTTGTTAGTTTGTTTTCCATCAACAAATGGGCGACGATCCGTTGTTATTTTTACTTTCATGCTCAACCTCCAATTGGTAAGGGGGCATTTCTGCCCCCCTAATTATTATGAACAATCAGCAATTACGCCGTGTGCTTTCTGTGAAGTCACTTCCAAGCCCCACTCAGCGCTAATCAAGCGGCGCTCTGAAAGGCCAGTACGCGCCAATGGTTTTTGCTGTGCTGTTTGTAGATACGCAATGTTTGCATATGATGGGTCAAGTACAAATACGTCCCGCGCTCTGACATGACGGGCAGGCACAATCTGGAGTTCACCAAAATCTGACACGTACAAATCGACCGCAGCTACAACACGTTTGTCATCTACTTCTTTGTACTTTGTAGCGTTTCCTGTGAAACTTGAAATAGTCTGCTTTTGGGCAGAACCACAAAGAACTAGAGAAGGATCAGCACCCTCATCCCAACATGAAGCAATTACAGACTTCAATAGAGTTTCAGTGATTGCACGTTGAGTACCATCTGTCGCTGCCGCATCAGGATAACCTGCTTCACCAGAACCAGAAGTTGTACCATTCGCACCACCTGTGCCACGTTCTACGTTAGTAGTTAGGAACGCAGGTAGGCCCGCTGTAGTACGTGCTGTACCAGACGCGCCGGCACTGGCAGCTACATTATCCAAGGCCATCTTTTCCATGTCCCGCTTTAATTCAGACAATTTGTAAGCAACTTGCTTTGCGATTGTCTGAGCATTGGCGACACCGTTCACGTTATTGGCGGTATCTGATACCTCAATAACTTTGGTACTGATAGCGGTGTAGTTGCCTTTGCGAACCGCATTTGTTGGTGCTGAGTTTGCCAACCCACTATCACCTTCGATTGCGTTGTTTGTCGCGGCGGCCGCCAAAGTGACTTCACTCCATTCAAAGTAAGTGTTGTCTACGTTGCGTGTTCCGATGGAAGACATAAAAACAGTCTCCAGCGGGCTAATTGAGGCCATAGCTTCCGCCAGGTCCTCTCTGATAGTTGAAACATCATATGTTTCGTTTGTTGATGCTGTTACAGCCATTGTCTTGTTTCCTTATGACAAAAGATTAAGAAAGCAGATAGTTTGCAACATTATCAATGCTGCCATCTTTCTGCATTTGCGCCTTTGCCTTTTTTGCTCTTGTCGCTTTTCCAGCGCTTTGCGCACGTTTAGCCGATGGTTTCACTACAGGACGCGCACCTTCTACCTTTTTACTAGCAGTAGCTTTGCTTGCCTGTAATTCACGCCATTTCAATGCATCATTTAAGATCATAACTTCTTCTGCCGTGCGAACCGTGCTAATTTGTTCATCAGTGAGTTCATAATGCTTTTTGGCTTTCGTAGTTATGTCCATAATCATAGCAGATCGTTTTTCAGGGTCTTTCATTTCAGGCATCCATTCCGCAAGGCGCATAGCCTGTTGGTTTAGATTATCTTGATGCAAGCGTTCCTGTTCCTGCTGTTGACGTTGCTGCATATAATGGGTTTTTTGTTCCCATTCCTTTCGGGCTTCCATTGCGCGGCGATGTTCTGCTTCTGCTTCTAAAAATCCTAGAGGGTCACGTGTTCTAAGTTCCTCAGACGGATATTCAGGCACAAAAGGAAAATCACCCTGCTGAAGTTGTTGCGCCATTTGCAATATGGCTTGACGCTCTTGGGCCATTTGCTGTTGGACTTGTTCCAACTGCTTTTTTGTTTCGGCATTCTCTGCCATGCCCTTTTGGATGTACTTTTGCCCTGAGTAACCACGTGTCAGTTCTTCTAGGTCTACCTCACGTTCCTCACCATCAACCTTGACAGTGAACATCGTCGGCTCCTCTTGAACTTCGGGTTCTTCAACCTCAACATCCTCATCATCTGCAAATTCTACATCGTCAGATGAACCAATGTCATCCATATCATCATCTACTTCCTCAACCATTTCAGTCTGATTGTCATCAGTTGCCTCTACGGTTTCCTCTGTAGCTTCTTCAGGATTATTAGGCGTTTCTAAAATCAAATTTTCGGCAACCGCCTGTAAATCATTGCCATTGATTGGGTTAGTCGTTTCCACGGTGCTTTCCCTTCCGTTTTATGAGCGCTAATGCATCAACATCTGCTTGTAAGCTGCGCTCTATTTCAGTTAATGCCCTCAAAATGGCGTGAGCATCCTCACGTTTTTCCATTTCTTGGGCGCTACTATTTGCGAAAGTCCTCATTTGGGTTTCCCGCAAATCCTTCATGGTTTCTTGGAACCATTCATTCTCTAACAATGCATTTGAGCGTTTTGCTCTATACTCAATATCCACCTTGCATTCCCATCATCTGTGCATTGTGTTCACGTATTGCTGCTTGCTCTTGCTTTACTTCTTCAACGTCTACTGCTGTTCCGTATTGACCTAATATCTGCGCTACCTTTACAGCTAAGTCTTGGACCATTTCATCACGCGCCAAGTCATCATCCATTGCTAACTTGTGCATTTTATATTGATTGTCCATTTGCGCTTTCATCATATCTACTTGCGCTTTTGTTTGTGCTTTCATTTGCTCTGTTTGCATAAACGCTGCATTTGGATCAGGTTGTTGTGCTTGCATCATTGCTTGCTGCTGCGCCATCTGCTGTTGCTGCATCATCATTTGCTGTTCAATCTCTGGGGTCATAGGATTAAAATGACGATCAGCATTTCTTATTCCACCAATAGCAAGAATATCTGCTAGGGTATTTCTAATTTGTGTAAGCGTTACAACGCCGTTTGTAGGGCCGTAGGCTTGATATATTTGCTGTTGGATGCCTAATGCCATTTGCAACGTCTGTAGGCGCTCCTGTTCGCGCCCTGTGCCGATACCTACGTTTACAATCAAATCCATTTCTACAGACCACACATTAGGGTCTACAGGCACAAAAGACCCATTTAGACGCATAAGCTGCTCTTGATTGGTATGCTTAACGTACAACTGAAGCATTAATTTAAACAGTCTACGCATGCCACCTTCAGCAAGATTTCTAGCGATAACCTCTGCTTGGCCCGCTTGTCCTTCCATAGAAGCTGCTACGCTTGTTGCTGTTGCGCTTTTTAATACCTCTGGATCAAGACCTTGCGCCATTTTGGAAACGCCAGTTTTGTTGTCCACCAACTGATCAAAGTATTGCAGAGCGGGGAGCGTTTGCGCTGCTGTAAATGGAACAGCCATTTCTGCCACAGATTGCAAATTTTTAACACGAACAATGCGCCCAATTTCGTTTGATAACAAATCGTCAACTGCAACATTACCATCCACAATTTGCATTGCGGGGTTGTTGACTAATGCAGCGTTATCCAAAATGCCTCTTAGCATTGCTGTTGCTGCATCTTGGTCATTTATAACTAAATCTACCAATGATGTTCCAAAGAATGCGTGTGGTTCTGGATCAACCTCAAAAATTGCATATGGAACGGTGTCTGTTTCGTAGAAATCTAAGACTTTAAAATTAGCGCCCGCGCAGATAAACTGATACAATTGTGGGATACCTGTTCCCTCTATATCCAATTCCATAAATGCTTGCGTGACAGTAATTTTCTTAGAAGCTGCTGAAATGTTTTCATCTTCGCTTTCGTCTACCGTAAAGCCTCTGCGTTCAAACTCCGCTTCGTCATCAATAACACTATATTCAGTGCTATCAATTCCCTCTAAGTCATCCAAGGTAAATCCCATAGACAATAGATCAGATACACGCATTTCTGTGCTGTGACCCATTACATAAAAATCGTCTATAGAACGACTATTGCGATCAACAAAGAAATCTTCTGGGGGAATTGCTTTGATTGCTATTTCACCTTTTGTACGTGTACGTGAAATTTTCACATCGTGCATTGGCATTTCTATTTCAACGCCTTGTTGATCTATTTGAATAGATGTACGCGCTTCATGCTCAATAACTTCTACATTGTCATCTGTTACAAGAAACGCAAATTCTTCTTCTGACAAATCAGTAATAGTTTCGATTTGTACTTTCTGGCTATCGTCATAAAATACATATGCAATACCAGCTTTTTTAACCAACGCATCCTGAAAAACATCGTTGATTAGTCTATAACCATCATGCTGTTGAAACTTGTAGTTGATGAATTGTGTGGCTTGCTCTGCTGCTGCGACATCCTCTGGACCACGTGGGACAAACTCAACTGGTTTTTCACTAGCTAAGAAAACACGTTGCAGTGAAGGTTTTATCCCCCTCACCACTTCACGACACTTAGTTGCTATGACACTTGACCGACCCGGCTCATGCCCCAAATCAGTTTCCATATCAAAATATCGTTGCGCCTTTAATCTTTGTGGCGCAATTTCACCATCAATGAAGTCTGTAGCGTCTTGAATAGCTTTGGAAACAATGCTTTCAATCTGTACCTGATCTAGTGGTTCTAACCGCATTTATTGTCTCCTATCGGATGGTTCCCATTGCTTGGTTTAAGGCTTCCTGTGGGTTTGTAGCAATAAACTGCGAACCAGCCCGTCTTGACCCTGCCTTGATAGTCCCATGTATTTCATCAAGAATTTTTACTGTGGTCATCCAACCACTTGTATCGCGCAACGCGCGTTTAACACGTTGAGGATCAGAAGTTGTTAAAATATCAACAATTTGTCGTTTTTCTCTATCCGTAAATTCTGGTCTAAGTTTATTCATCAATTTCATGGCTACATTACCAATAGCTACAGCATCCATACCCAAATCAGCTAAACTAAAGTCCCATCCTTGGCGTTGACCATAAGCTGTTGTAATTCCTGTTTGTGATCCACCTAGAATAATATTAGCTGCTTCTGCTGCATCTTTTTGGTTTTGCATCAATTTAGTAATTTGATTACGATCTGTTTCTGGGAAAATGTGACTAAACGCCAAGGACATATCTGTTTGATCATTTAAAATTTTCTTGCTTGTGCCAGTCGGATTGTTTCTGAATTGGCTGCGCAACTTTGTAAGAACACCCAATCTAAACGCTTGCAGCGCTTCCTCATCACCAAGAGCGATTAAACGATCCATTTCTAACTCAATCGCATCAGGATTGGGTGACGCTCTCCATAAATCTGAACCTAAATCAAATGCTTCACCACGACTGCTCATTTTTGACCATTGTTCCCGCGCTTGTCTAGTGAAGTCATTTTGGTTGTCTATCCTTTGACGCAAGTTCTTCTCTAAAACATTAAAAGCCATACTTGTTGTTGGCATTTTGTCGCCTTGCTTCACCATAAGATTATTTGATGCTGTAGCTAAAGCTGATCTTATTTTTTCTGCTTCAGAAATTGTTATTGCTTCTGGACCAACAACTTGATCATTTTCTATTTTAAATTGTGGCCTTCCCTCTGCCGCTCTTGTGGCATTAATTTCTTTAAATGCTAACTGAGCGCGTGGGTACAAATCTTTGATAAACGCAAAAGTTTCAGGATCAACAGCTTCTTGTGCTTCTGTAGTATTGTAGAGCGCCTGTGCCTTGTCTTTTAAAGTAGTAAGCTCTTTTGCCATTGTTTGCAAAATATTAGTGTTACCACTTGTCAATTTTGGACCAGTTCCACTTGACGAAACACCACCAAGATATTCTTCTACTCCAGTTATCAATTCAGATTGTTTTTGTTGTGGTCTTAATTTTATTCTACGCTCTGCCATATCTGACGCAGCCTCAGAACCAGCCCGATATGAACGCACAGCTTCCGCAATAGTTTTATTATCAGCTAATATGCGACCATCCATAATTTGTTGCGCTGCTTCATCTGGTGTAATGTTCATTTCTTTTGCAATACGCTGTATTTCAGCCTCTACACGACCACCAACTTGAGAACCAAATTTACGTCTTGCTGCATCAACAATACCAACAAAAACAGGCTTAGATAAGGCACCAAGACCCTCTACTGCGCCACCAAAAGCGGTACTAATGATGCCACCACTTGCTGCTTTTTCAAGGCGATCTCTACTTAAAACTCCACCCTCTCCTTCACCATAACCAGATAGCGTTCCTTGCGCACCCGCTAAACCTAGGCCACCTAAAAGTGTTTTGGGATTTTTTATTCCTAACATCATAGCCACTTTTGTGGCTAATGGACCCATTTGTGTTGCTGCTGCTGCTGTAGATGTTCCACCTGTGAACGGTGCCGCCAACAAACTTGCAACGGCTGGCGCTGCCGCACCACCCATTTCATAACCTAATGCTTCCATTGGTTTTGCTTGTTCATATGCTTCCACTGCCGCTTTTATCTCTGCCAACACTTCTTCATAGTCACGGTCTGAAAACATACTTCTCAGTTTTGCTTCCGCTTCATCAGCAAGATTAAAAGATATGCCAGCGGCAAACTTTCGTGCCTTTTGTGACGTTACAGGTTGTGAGGCTTGGTTAACAAGGTTTGAATAATCAGCCATTATGATGCCCCCGGAAGTTGACCTGTTTGATAATATTGTTGCTTATCTTCATAGCTTGCACGTTTCCAAACTACCGCCCATTGTTCCCTTGTCATAGGAACACCGTCAACTGTTGCTCCATTAGGGATAGGTGGCAAAATATTTGGATCAGACGGCCTTTGCGCTTCTAATTCATCAATTGGTGTGAAATCAAATTTCGTGATGTACTGAGTATCAAGACCCGCTGCGCTTGCTAGGTTAGTAGCCTCATCATACACGCCTCTAGCTTCATTCATTGCTTTGTTATAGTTATTTGTAGCAAAATTCAAAATTTGCTCACGAACATCATCTGGCAATGAACCATCACCGTTAAAGAAATTTGATGTTTGACTTAGCCAACTATTAATTTGTCCACCAGTGTTAGCGATTGCTGCTTGCTCACCTTCACGAACAACACTGCCCGGATCAAGAATTTTCGCAAACGCAATGGTAAGAGCATAATCAGAAACACCACTTTTGTTGTTATAAGCGTATAAAATGTTTTCATAACCTTGGCGCACCACTTGCGCTTCTTTATATGCTTGGTTTGTTCGCAGCTTGTCATTAATCTTCATTATGTTGTCAAACTTAGTCTGACCAAGACCACCACCAACAATACCCTCTTGGCGATCTTTTAGATACTGAGCATATACCTCACTAGCAGGCAAACCTCTATCAATCATTTCTGCGTATTCTGTGCCACCCGGTAATGTGCGCATGTATTCTGCTGTGCGGTTATTGCGCATCATTTCAGCACGTGCCAAACCTTGCTGTGCTATCGCTTCACCTTGACCATAGCCCTTTAAAACAAGCGCATCTAAACCTTTACCAAAGCGACCTATCATATTAAGGCCAGTATTGGGATCACGCTGCATTAGCTTTTCCATCAAGCCACCTACACCTTTAGCTTGCTTCGCCATTCCTAACATTGCGCTTAAATCTCCTTGCTTTGGTGCTGTAGCAGTCGCGTTATTTGGTTGTGCATCCGACATGCCAGCAAAATCCAATAATCCTTGAAGCCTTGGCCCACGCCACTGAGCAATACCAAAAGCACCCTTTCCACCACCTTTGGGATTAAATGCTAATGGATTTATTTCTGGATAGCTTTCAACCATCAAGTTCCCTGTAATCCCTGCTGCTTGAGCTGGTGACATACCTTTGTTCAGGAAATAATTGTAAACTAACGCAGCATTGTTTGGCAGTTCACCTGTTGGTTTAAGATGGTTTTCCATGCCCTTAAACACATCCAGTGCATAGGATTGTCTTTCTTCCATGCCCTCACCACCAGCGCGTTCAAACAGGTTTTCAAATACCTTCGCATACTCTTGTGGCGTGATGTATTGACCAGAATTAAAAGCGTCTAAAGTTGCTTTTTCTGGTCCTTGCAGTTCTTTCCAAAGCCAATCTAATTGCGTTTGAAATGGTATGTCATATGGTGATGCCATTTATTATCCAAACATATTAGCGCCAAGTTGTAGATAGTTAAACAAGCCCGGTTGGAATGACTGCGATTGACCTGTGACATTTGGAACACCTGTCAACGTACTAATGAGCGTTTGCAAGCCCTGTTGTGGCGCTCCTGTGTATCTCTGGAAGCCACCACGCGCTTGATCAATCAACTGTTGTTGAATTTGACGCTGCATTGCACCTTCTTGCGCTTGCTGCTGTTGAATTTGTTGACCGTAGCCAAATGATTGACGGCCCAAGTTTCCTAGCTGTGATGCTGCGCCTAGACGCTGTTGTGCGCCTTGTAACCCTGCCATCTGGTTCAATTGTTGGGCTGTCATACCAGCTTGCGCACCAAACTGAGATGCTGCATTCTGTGCTGCCGCTTGGTTTTGCGCTGCACCAAGTGCTGTGTTAAAACCTTGTTGGCGTAATTGACCCACAGTGTTTGCTGCTTGCTTGCCATAGCCCACACGTGTCTGCGCTTCTGCAACGCCGTGGCGTGATCCACCGAAAGCGTTAGCTGCTTCTGCTTGTGCGCCCATCTGATTTAAAGCAATGTCTTGTGCTTGTCCTATGTCTGCCAAAGTTTGCTGAACCACTTGGCTTTCATATGGGTTTTGGTAGTTAGCCATAAACTGTGTGGGATCGGCTGCTTGGTATGATGTCGCTTGCACCTGTGAAGGTTGGTAAGTCATACCCGCTGCTGTTCCTGCCAGTGCGCCTTGTTGCGCCCCCGATGCTTGTGCATATGGGTTGGAAGTCATTTGTGGATTTGCGCCCGCGCCCATGTCTATCTCCTACTTACCGCCGCCACTAGGCTGCATTTCCAATTCAACAGGTTGATTTTGAGGCGCTCTTGACCCGACCTCACCTGTATCTGTTAATCCAAAACTCTCAATATAATCACGCTGCGCTTGTGGAACATTGCTAATCATCTGATCAATCATTGGTTGCGCTGAATAGCCTTGTATGCCACCCATGTTCTGTACTTGGGGCAAATAGCTAGATGTATCTGCTGTTGGCATTCCAAAAGATTGTGCCGCCATGTTTGTTGATTGCATTGAAGCCAGTTCTTGTGGTGACAATGCAGCGACAGTAGGGCCACTTTCAGGAATGTAGGTACTCATCAGGGGAGCCATGTCAGTTCCCATCCCGACACCTTGCTGCAATCCAGTTTCAAACCAACTTGGCAACGTAGCTTGTGTTGACTGTGTGCCACCTTTAGCCATTTTCAATCTCCTTGTGGAAATGCACATGCTGCAATTTCCAACCGTTTTCCGTTAATGGTTTTTTCCATCCTAACCGACCTGTCATCATTCCACCAGTGCAACCGTGCGATTTCGCCCACTGCCCTATGTCATGCTCCATGTCCATTATCTGATCCAATTCACCACCAGCAAGGAAAATGTTTATAACCTTCTTTCTAGGATATACCACAATTTCCGTAACTATGCACCCCCTTGGCGCTGCCCACAGTTGCATCTTGCTAGACGCGATCCCTGCAACGATGTCATCCCACTCATGTGTGCCATTGCAATGAACCAAAGCAGCTTCAATCCAAGGCTTGCATCGTTCTAGGTCTGGGCTGAGTTTCCAATGCTTCATCCATGCACCCTTGTAATAGCAAGCGTTGCCGCAGGCGTGTCTGGCGCAAATGCTTGCGTAAATGCTTCCAACGTACCACTTGTGCTATCTACCGCTGTCATGGCTTCTAAGTAATCACCTGCATTTACATCAAACTTTGCGGAGCGTGAAACAACTAGCGTTGAGCCGTTTTGGTGCAAGGTGTTCTTCATCGTGGTGTTTGGAACGTCAGTGCCATTGATTGCCGCCCAAAAATAAAAGTTCACAGTGCTAGATGATGTAGAGCTAATCTGCGCTGAAAACATCAAAAGGTATTCGCCAGCTTGGTCAAACACTATCCGCGTTGGATTTGTCGCATCCTTGCTGATGCCTTGGCTACTAGATGGATCGTCAAACAAAATCGCAATAGGTGATGAGCCAGTTGGATAAGTTAGCTGCGATGACCGAATAAAGTTTGCGTGACCGTCTTCTAAGACAACCTGCACAAACGCGCCATCCTTAGAGACAACAGGATAACCCGCCTCATCATCCCACAAGATAACGCCGTTCTCCGATGGGTTGTCATCTGCTGTTTTAAAGTACAAGCGTGGAAGCTGCCTGCGTAAGTATGCAGTTAGGTTATTACCCCAAGCCTTAATATTGTCGCCAATCGGTGGGAGTACAGGTGCCGCCATTATCTACGCCCACCTGCTTTTGCGTCTACCCGCATTGTGCCAACGCGCCACGCTGCGTAAGGCGTGTCACCCTCTACGCGCATTCTAATCTGGCGACCTGAAAAGCGCACCGCAGTTGGACTAGACGGTGTATACGGCCCATGCGTGTATTCTGTGTCGTTGGGATAGTATCGGCTCTTGAATGTAACGTCTACATCGCCCTGCGTCTTTTCGTCAGGGATTAGGTCTGTGACCTGCATGATGTTATCGCCGTTGCCAATGCTGATCGGGCCGCTTTCTGCGAATACAGATTGCTCTGTGCCGCTTACTGCGTAGGACAATCCAACCTCATGGTCATACATTGCACCATCAGCATCCATGAGCATTGGGTACTCAAACACGCCGCGTGACGCGCCAGTGGTGCGGGATAGGTTGCCGATAAGCCAATGGTTTTCTTTATAGTCAAACGCCACATAGCGGTCTATTTCAGTGCTATTTGATGAACAGTAGAACCACCAGATTTCTCCAAACTGACCGTTGGTGAATGCCCATGTTTTACTTTTCTGTGAGGTGTTGATGTCGTTGAAAACATAATCGTGAACATCGCACGGTATCTCAGAAACCAAGTTACCGTCAAAGCGGTAGAACCCTCCGTTCCCCATCCAGAATACACCCATGTCAACGTCTGCCGCCGCCTTGCGTGAAATAATCCCACATGAGGTGCCAACACGCTCAAAGCCATACACATAAGGTGGGCCAATGTATCGTGCTGTATGCGCGTCAATGTCAGTGATGATTAGCGTCTGACCACGTGTACGAACTGCCGTTTCAATCTGGCCTGACGTTTGCAACTCAATGTCACCAGCTTCGTTTGTCGCGGCGGCTGTCCATGTCGTATTGTCTTCGCGGTCACACCACTGAACTTTACGTGGATTAGCGCCTGCGCCTAGTGCAAAGATAAAGCGTTCTTCTGTGACGACTAAGCCAAGGTTGTTTGTAGGCGCGTTTGCAATCACCGCTGCGTCTGATGATGTGCCAAGCTGCCACTCTAGCAAACGTCCGTCTGCCGTAGAACACGCGACAAGGTATTCGCCCCAGTTGTCTAGCGACCATGTAGTTGCAGCAACTAGGTTGCCTGTGTCAGGACGCGGTGTGCCGTATGTACCCGCACCGTAAAAGCCATAACCGTAGCCAATGTTGACCGCAGCATCCTCTGAACCCGCTGTTAGGTCAGTCGGAGCAATGTCGTATGCAGTGCCGCCAGAGACAACTGCGAATAGTTCATTATACGATCCCGCCGCAACGTAGCGTGTGCCGTTGTTGCTCTCCCAAGTATGCATACCACGTGGTGCGTTTGTCGTAATGCTGGCGATGTTCTCATTCACACGCCAACCACCGATAGGGCGTAGCGATCCATCACGCCAGCGAACAAGTGAGCCATCACGCCAACGACCAGATGCATCTAGCTCCGTACCTGTGCGGTAGAAGCCTGCGGGGATTTTAAGCGGTATGAGAGCCATGCGCGTTACTCTGGTTTAGTGGGCCAGTTGATGTTGTGTGGAAAGCCTGCTTGCTGTGGTACGTTGAGCAAGTCAGTGCGGTATTGTGTCCATTCGTTTTGTTTTTCAGTTGTTAAGTCTGCCCAACGTAATGGATTAGTTACGATTGGGTCTACTTCATTGCGCAACTTTACGTCACGCGCGTCACGCTCAAAAGCGGCAAAACGTGCATCATGGTCTGCTTGAGAAAATGGCGCAAAGTCTGAACCTATGAGAGACAACAGGGCTGTGTTATCTACGGTCGTGTCGGTGTCCCAAGGCGTCAGTGAGTAGGGTATCCATCCGTAATCTGGGTGGTTAATCTCTACGTCAAACTGAGTGTTCTCTGCGTTCATAGACTGAGCGTTTCGTACTTCGGTTATCTCTATTGTCATCTTATGAAATCCTTAGCCAAACTGTGGGGGCTGCATCGCCACTGTAACCCATGCGTTTCCAAGTGCCTGAGGAAGACGGTGCGGGGCCAGTAGTCCACTCTGAGTTTGTGAACACCAGACTTGAGCCACTTACTGTACCACCGGGGTTGCCACCATTACTTCCTTTCATTAGGCCATAACTACCAACAGCATCATAACTTAACCCAGCAGTCGCCGCACCAACTTGGCTAGTGCTAAGTGAAGAACTTGTTGTAAGATAACCCGCACCATTCGTTAGTTGATTGTTGTTTGTTGGAATAGTACCGACTGCGTATCCTTGCGTAGAGTGATCGCCCCAACCATACGCCGTATTCCAGTTGGATTGGCTTGATGTTGTTGGGATGCTGTAGCCAGACTGCAAAGAAACTGCCAGTGTGCCTGACGTTGTGATTGGCGATCCGCTGATTGACAAACCAGTTGGTACCGTCATCGCAACACTTGTGACCGACCCAGAACCCACAGAAGCATTGATGTAAGTTTTGAGATCGCTCATGGCGACCTGCTTCATCGTGCCATCGTCATTGAACACAACGCGATCAGCATCAGCAACTGTTGTTGATGTTGCCACTGTATCACCGTCTAGCACATTAAACTCTACGCCAGTGACCGTGACTGTTGTTGCGCCAACTGCAAAGCCACCTTCTTTCAGCGTAATAGCGTTTGTACCGTCAGCATTGCTGTTTATTTCTAGGACAATATCGTCCAACGCGGTATTGATGGTTGTACCCCAACTATCCTCAGAACCGCCTACCGTTGGTTTGGTTACTGTTAAAACCATCTAAATCTCCTTTACGCCGCGTCAGACCAAGTATCGCTTGGGTCTGGTACGTCCGTCCATATGTCTGTTATATCAGAAACTTCTGTCCATGTCTTGGCTTCTATTTCTTGGAAGTCCCACAGGAACCGTACTGGCAATGTAGGTACACCAGCTGTAATGTCATCGCCACCAAGAACGTGATCTTGCGTAAATGGTGCCTCATCTACAACTGGCGTGACGCTGATGCTATCCGCACCAAAGTTGACCACCTCTGTGAGAACTGCTTGATCTACTACTGGCGCACCCAGTGTAATCTCATCAATCGTCCAGAGTTCGTAGAGTGGTGTGGTGCCAATAGTGGGCGCACCAAGCGTGATTTCATCTGCCGTTAGATCAAAGCGCAAGATTGCATTGACTGCACCAATCGTAGGTGTGCCAATCGTGATGTCTGCAATGGCAAATGTTTCATCTTCAAATACTGGTGCAGTGTCTACAATCGGTGTTGCCGTTGTGATTTCGTCAGCGTTGAAGATGTGCTTTTGGTCAATGCCTACAGAAAGTGTGGGCGTAGATGTCTGGTCAGCAATGCCAATGTTGTAATTAACAATGCCGCTGTCGTCAGCTACAGGCGTTTTTGCTAATGGCGCAAAACCAAACATCTAATGCTCCTTACGGCGCTACAGGCCAATCATCATCAGCAATATTAGGCCATGATGCCAAGTCTGACATATCGCGCAACTCTTGGCGATAGGTTGCCCAAGCTGTTTTATCCTCATTGCTGAGAGGGCTGTCGTTCATCTGCGTCCAATCGCTGTCAGCCAATAGCTTATTGCGTGCGGCACGGTGACCTTCGGCAGTCTTAGCATCCAAGCCAGCCTGATACGCCGCCTCATGCTCTGCCTTGGTTGTCGTAACGCCATTCTCTGTGGTGTCTTGGAACATGTCACGGGCAACGTAGTTCTCCACCCAGTTGCCGTTAGCATCTTGGACAACGCCATCACGCACAGACACCTGATAGTCGCCTACGGTAGCGGCAGGGCTGCGTAGCACTGGGTCTAGGTCTAGTGCGTCTAGGGTTGCTGCTTTCCAAACCCGTGGCAGGGACATGTTGGCGAACTCATTGCGCCACTGCCCTTGGGTCTTTACGACACCTGTTGTTCTGTTTCTGTATTCACTCATTAGATTGATCCTTTCATATGAGTTTGATTATGCGATTGCGTAGAAGATGTAGGTTCCAGCATCTATAGTATTGCCTGTGACAGTGAAGCCGCCAGCGGTTGGGTCTATATTGTTATTGGTAGTTTCTGCATCTGTTGTATTAAGTTTTAAACGCTTATCATTAGCACCAGCAGCATAGCCACGCTCACTATCGTAAACAAACCAATCACCTGTGCCGCTACTGCGCTTCATAAGAACAAACCTAGCAGAACTTGAAAAGCCACAGTCCACAAAAGTATCACTTACTCCAGCAGTAAATGATCCTACCTTAGACACACCATCTAGGCTTGCGAATAGGTAGGCTATGTAGTCTGATCCACTGGCGTTCCAACCAGACCCATTATCAAATCCACCATTAGTGCTTAAAGTAAAACTTGTTTCATCTGATGACAGCCTATAATCAGCACTACTTGAATAAGCGTTTGTATAGTTGAGCAATAAATAATTAGTCCGTGTTGAAACACCTGACGCATCATCGTCAAACTTTGATTTAACTATCCAAGACCCTGATCCTCTAGGTTTAAAAAGCAAAAGTTCTGGAACTGCTTGTAAATTATGAGATATCTGATGATTTACTGTTCCGTTCCCCGTGTAACAAACGACATCAAAGTAGTTGGGACGCCTCTGCCACATCCAGCCATAATAATTAGAGTTTGAACCAACTAAGTTACCATACCCATTTTGGTAATCAAACTTAAAACTGCTCTGGGAAAACTCCGCATCTGTATCATTTGTTCCCTCAAAGATTTTACCCTGAGTTAACCTTTGTGCCACCACCCATTCCCAAGTCTGTGATGCATCTCTAGCCAATGCAAAGTCTGTTACAAAGTTAGATGTAAAAGATGGTCTTGTTCCTGAACGTGTATCAATAGCAAACACATCAGTCGCATCAGTCGGCACAGCCATAGGGCCACGGCGAATGGCTATGTAGATGTAGTCTCCTGTCCCCCACGCACCATCAAGCAAACTAAAGCCAGTAGAGTTAAGAGCAATCCATCCGTCTGATAACCCCTCCTCCGCTTCTGCGTCGCTTGAATTTGCTAGTAAATATAAACTTGTCGCACCTTTTGCGGTGAAACTGCGCATAGTATCGTATATAATCCAACTACCAGTATCATCTGCTCTCTTGACCATAACCCACTGCGGTTCAAATCCTAAGTCAACAAAGCTGTCGCTTCCATTACTTTGGGTGTGCGACACACTCCCACACTTGATAATATCAGCATCACCATCAGGGCCGAACTCTCCGTCACCATCGTTGTGGGCAAAAATATAAGCCACATAACTTTCACCACTTGTGTTTACTCTGTTGTGAGTTCCGATAGAAAATTCAGTTGACGTAGGGTCTGTGTCATTCCACAAGTTAGCTTCCCCAACACCAGTGCCGCTTACCGCTTTTTGGCCAGTTCCATTAAGTTGCAGATAAAATCCATTGCCCAAGCTTCTGTGGTACATATTCCAATCTTCAGTTGCGCTATAACGCTTCACTAAAATTGCACCTGGAACCGACCCTAAGTTATGGCTAATCGTTCTTGCTACTCCCGTACCCGTCCAAGTTTGAATGTCAAAAAAGCGTGGAGCCTTCCGAAATGTCCAAGAGACTGTGTTTTGACCTGCGCCATTTGTACTTGTGTTAGCTGTACCAAGGTAATCATTGTTTACAGAAAAACCGTTAGCATTAAACGATGCAACTAAATCACCAGCATTACCACTTTGGGCGGCATCATTGTTACTAAATAATGATTTACCAACACCTCTTTCCGTGTCTTGCCAAATATGATAGTCTGTACTGGGTGATCTTTCCTTAAACCAAACCAAACCACCTTCGCCAGCTTCGGCTGCGTCAAAGGGGCCGAACACTGGTTCATCATAGATAGACCCACCGTATTCTGTAATTGTGTGGCCTGTTGTGCTGTTATCAGTAAGCAAATCGTCTTGCTGTAGAGTAAGCAGTTTAGTGTTGGCGTGTGCAGTTGTCGCCGAAGTGGGAAGTGTGTAACTACTGCCAGTATATAGAGCAGTACCTTTTACAAAATGCACATCTGACAAATACCCATAGAACCGTTTTGTATCTTGACCACGACCAATGGTTACTTGGTTAGATGTCTGAGAAAAAGAACTGCTGCCAATGCCTGTGCCAGACCCCTGAACACCATCAAGATAGCAACGTACACCATCCACATTACGGGTAACTGCTACATGGTGCCATGTGCCATAGCTAATTGTCCCTACACTTACGCCACTTAATAAATCCCAAGCTGTACCACTTGTGCTGCCATAGAATTGAAGGGTTGTCCCGCTTAGATAAAATACTGGATCATAATCACCAGTACCGTCACCAAAAGATAATGGCTCTTGGTTATTGCCTGAACTGCTTGTGACATTCATCCAGAACTCAATAGTAAAGTCACCGCTACCTAATACAAAGTCTGTAGATACTGGCGTTTGTAGGTACTCTCCTGTAGCGGTTCCACCAAACCTAGCAGACCCACTACCGTAAGATTGCCCCAGATTAACACCATTTTGTATCGTCTGAGAACTTCCGTTCCCTTCATAGAGATAGGTGGAGAACAAACTCTCTACGTTAAGACCACCCGCACCACCAGATGCCGCTGCCGTGCCTGCCGCTGCCTGAAGTAACTTTTTCTTAGTTGCCATAACTT